CCAGACATGAGTGGAAGTAAAATGTTGCCTGATCCGGCGACCTTAACGCCCAACACATTTGCGACTGAATTGACTGAATTAACATTGGTCAGTGAAGTGCCAAGGCTATAGACAGCCTTGTTGTCAGGTCCATCACGCCAAATGAAAGGCATTAGAGGGTCAATCGACGGTAAGACAGCATAGACGCCGTCTTGCGAAGATCCCGAATAGACGTTATTTGAAATGGCGGTAATATCGTTGGGACCTGTTGGCAACGTCTCGAGTGCACGAATCTTGAGAGGCAATGACGCAGTTGCAAGGCTCGTGCCATCGGCGACCGGGGTCAAGTCACATGAACGTGGAAGACGTGCGGTTATCACAGATCCTTGTTTGGCGATCTGCGCGGTGACATCGTCGACACGGATTGCAAGACCGGTACAACGATAGGCCTCATAGCCATGTATTTTGAAATTGTCAGACGCTTGGCTAATGTACGGTGATGACGCACCCCAAGGCATGTTGGCCCAGGGCTGGACAGTGACAGTCGAAGTGCTGGAGTTGTAATACACAAGCGGTGCCTCGGGGACGCCGGAGACAAGGATGGATATCTTGCCGTTGGCATCGGCGGCGATGTCGGCTTCAAGATATGTATGACGAACGATAGAATCAAGGCCAGCACCCATGGGGGCGCCGGCACTCTTTTGGAAATTGTTGTCATGAGATCCGTTAAGGTACGACTTAAGAAAGTCAATGTTAGCGGGAGAGAGTTTGGCAGTCGGATTGTAAGACTGACCGGAGGGAAGAAACCTCTGATACGTGGCAGAAGGACGCTGTTTGCGGAATGATGCTTTCATCTGAAAACACAGATTTATTAGAAAGACGGGTGGTGAAATATTGTTAGGTTGATAAAACCTATGGTGCTCGACAATCTCACGGACGCACCACCGCCGCGTAAAGAAATCTGAGATGGACGAAAGTCCCGCTGATCAGCGTGTTCAGCATTAGGAAGCCGAGGGTAACGCGATAATCCCCCTACACACTAAAGTGTGCTCTTGGGCTACGGTCAAACGAACATATGAATGATGTTTAACCTTGAGGATGCCGCTGAACTTGGAGTTCATATTGGCTCGCGGCGAACGTGGTGTCTGTGCTGAGTGAATACATCAAGGCAATTGTCTCAGCCAAAGTGTGATTTTGAGACTCGATGGTCATTTGGTCACTTACAGACAACCCACACATAGACGCATATGCAGCACGTTTAGCCATTGTTGGTTCGGTACCAACAAGACCATAAAATTCCGTGTAAGTACGGAAGTCGGTTGCGCCCATAACACATGAACGGTCGTACTGATTCAAGCGATCAGTCGCTCGATGGCCGTCAAAGAATTTCCAAAGACACGGAATGTCACGACACTGATATGACAAAGATGCCAAACGAGAGTTAAGAAGTTCTTGGCGTGTTGAATGATGCAATGCAGAAGGACTGCACCAACAAATGTCAGGCAGACGTGTGTTCAACTTGATAGTTGTATTAAGGTCAGAGTCCCAGTACATGGAACAATAACCAGCGCTACCGGGCGACGAAAAAGTGTCGATTTTGACGTTGAACCCCATAGACCGCATAATGGTACGGTACCGCTCGGGGTCGGTGCCAGGTGGCACAGAGATAAGCGCATCATCTCCTTCAACAACAGCGCGAGCGGTAAAGCCCATAAGACGTGCCGTAACGCGTAAAGACACGTAATTACCTAAAGTGTTGCCAAGGGATGTGTTCATCTCACAGAAAAACGGATAGGATCCGTATGCATGGAGATGCCGGATTGCCAATGATTGATAACAGTACGTTGTAACAATTTATCAAGACATCCATAATACTGTTCTGGTATGAGTCGACGGTAAAATTTGAATTCGATCATCTCCTGTATTTGACGTGTGAAAGCACATTCAAAAGCAGTATGATCAGTTACAAAGAAATTAGTACCCCCGAGATACGACTCAATATACGCAGGGCGCTGCGCCTCCGGTATATGTTTGGTTGTAAATGGCAAACTAAACAAATAATCGTTTAACGGTTGAAACAGAGGCCCTAAAATGATTTTCATGTCATCACATCGTGCAACTATTGCGCGTTGACGCGACATTTTGAAGTACGTCTCATCTTTGGGATGACATTCCAAACGGTTGGCTCGCTGACACCAAGGTTTGTCAATGGCTCGCATAAGCGCCTCCTTGCGAACACCAGTGTAAGGCCGACTTAGATTCCATCTTCGGCACTGTTCGTCATCAAATGGGTCGATGAAAGGATACTTCTCACGGTCAAAACCGGAAACAAGTTCATCAACCTCCTCATTAATGTACTGCATCATGAGGGGTGTGATATCTGGTACGCCATTGAACCCAGCTAAACGATAGCGTAGAGATGATTCGACAACATCTGGATTGTTGCGGTCAAACTGCTGATTGCGAAACGGTGGTGGCACGTCAACAAGCGACACAGATTCAGTCGGTTTCTTAGCTTGAAACTCGGCTTTAGGTTGACGAACAATCGACGTATTCGGCCGCAACGGTGGTGGAGGTGGTATAGATGTTGGGTCGAATTTAGTATGAACAGCACGAATAGCCTTGTAGGCACGATTGGCAGTACGCACTGTTGTCAGGAACGACATAAAGAAACAAGCGAATGCAACAAGGAAGAAGACGAAAAACAATGGGTTTGATGATCTGCGATAAATGATATGCATGATTCTATACCAATCAGGAACACGATAGCGCTCAGCCTGAACGACACTTGCATGAAAATCAGATTTTTGACGGTCGTCTTGACGCTGTACCATGCACATATACGTGCAGTAACAAGTGGCCTCGGCGTATTGCATGCGAGCTGTTTCACTAAAAGGTGAATATTTTTCGGTCGCATAAGCGCGACGAATATCGTCTAACGGCATGACAAATGGATTGGCACTCATCATGTAATGGATGAAGGTCTTATTGACAATCATGTTCGCGCCCTCGACGATCATATGACTGATAATGGAAGGCTGCAAAGGTC